TCCCAGAATCTTTGAATTGGTAATCCTGGATGATGAGGTTCACCCTTTGAATTACATTCAAGTATATTTCTAGAAAGCAACTCAAATGGCGCAGGTGTTCCTTTTTCAACTATGTCAAATATGTTAGACGTATGTGTTACGAGCTGACTCGTTCTTAAAAAATAGTTATATTCAGGTAAATTCTCGTAATTGTCTATTATGTACTCTAGATAAGTTCTAGCATATGAATTGAATCCATTCCTATATATGTCGTGTGGTAGTTGTTCCTTCTTAAACGAACCTAAGTCGAATTGAGTGTCTACATGAATACAAATATTTCTATCTTCTCGTTTAATCTTACTGTCTTTTACGTATATCGACCTCGGTATCACTTTTAGATAATCAAAGCCAACCAATCCATTATTTTTTAAATTGATGGTACCTATATTACCAATCCAGAATTCAGCTCCGAATCTATTATCATAAGTCTGTAATTGCATCTTAGGATTAGGTAGTCCCTTGATAGCATCAGACATAATCCACCAAAAATTACCAGAGAAATGTGGATTTGGAGAGTCTTTTTTGTTAGCTCCCACAGAAAGCGCACCTGTTCTCAGCATAGAGAAACAAGTTCTCCAATCTTCAACTAGGTAATATAGTAAACCATCAACCCATGTATGTACGGCTTCTCTTCTAGGATCTCCAGGAGAATAACTAGCACCCTTGCTGTGGAGATATAAAACAGGTACATCTGTTTCATTTACTTGTTCATCGTAAAGTATTTCAAGCGTTGGCCATTCAGTTCTCGTATCTCTAATTCTCTTAAATGTAACCTTTTCCTCTGGTATTCCATGTAATATAATATTTTCTATCGGTTTTGTGTCATTTATGCATATGTTAATTGAATCAGCATATTCAGCCAATCCTGATTCTACCAATTTGGTGAAAATCTGAGCGTTGACATTAAGCCAATCACCTTCTCGCCATAGGTGATAGTAAATTACTGGACGTTTCATGATTCTTTAACCCTTAGTGTATGGTATGAACATGCAATGCGAGACACCCATTGCAGCCTTAACTTCTACAGTAAAGTGCTCAGCATACCTCTTAGTATATTCTAACGCCTTACTCATAGGCATATGCCCACATTCAACTCTAATAAAGGCTACGGTACCTATCACTTCAATATCAAGACCGTGTTTAACTCCTATTAATTTATGTTTAAGGTAATATAAAAACTTCTTGATCAAGTGTGAATCTCCTTCAGATGCGAATATTTATTTTACTATTTTTGATTTTTACGCAAGGCTAACTCATACGCCTTGTTTATTCTGTCAGTGTGAAACTGATCGACTCCATAGTTTCTAGTGTACCAAGTGTGAATACCAATATCAACACCTAAGTGATTTTTAAGTACTGTTGAGATTCCATCTTCGGCTTCATTCGATTCAAGATACAATGGTTTAAATCCTCTTTCAGGCAACCAATAGAAGAATGGATAATATGGTTCGTAATTATCGTTGGTCCAGTTAAACCCTTCTTTAATATTATCTGGCATATGTCTATACATTGAATGATCATATCTAAAAGTCTCGACATAAGAGACATTATCTAATGCATCTCTAATCTTTTTTGAATTGAATATGTTAAAAAATGGATTCATTACAATAGGACTATGTTGTCTATGTACACACATTCCGCCGTCTGAAATGCCACAGTAATCATATTCGTTTTCTATCATATAGTCAAACAATTCAAATATGGCATTCTCGTTAAATGTAAAGAAATCTTCATCTATATTTACAACCCAATCATATCTATTATCTAAAATCAAATCATATAGGTACTTAGCCCCACCCCAATCTCCGTGACTTGTAGTGTTCCTAACGAAATTAAAATCACTAGAGAGTAAACTCTTCATTTTTGAATATAAGTTATCATTCATTGATCGACTCATAAAACAAAATCTGAAACCTTTATAATATCTTTTAGATTCACAGTGTTTTTTAAATGCCACTATATCGCCACTCATCAATATAGGCACTATAGCGTCTATTTCCTCTACACTCCAATCCCACCATCTAATCCTAGTTAGAAAGGCTCTAGTGTCATCATCAAACCTATATCTTATGTGTCGTGCAGGCACTCCACCTACAATGCTATAAGGTTCTACGTCTTTAGTTACTAGTGATTTTGTCCCAATGACAGCCCCATCTCCAATAGTGACGCCTGACATGATCGTTGAATCTCTACCTATCCATACGTCATTACCTATCTTAATGTCGCCTCTAGTGGTATTGTCATTATTCAATACTCCGTGTTTATGTGGATATATTTTGTTAAACGGAAAACTAGATATATTTGATATGTTATGATTCAACCCACAATCAAATACAACCCCACCCGCAATTGAGCAATATTTACCAACATATACATCATTAAGTTCTCCAAATAATGTTGGATTACCTGCATATGAACCAGTATCTATGGATAATTTACCGCCCATTTAATTTAACTCTACAATCTTCACAATATTTCTTAAGATCTTCTATATTCATACCTGAAACCCTGTTAAGTATTTCAACATTCCTCCCGTAGTGGTAGTGATTAGGTGTTCCATTTACTCCACGGTCATGATATAGATGATATGCGGTAGAATCTACACCTATATATCTAGTTAATGCGCCAATCTTATATGTAAATGCGTCGTCTTCTCCACCCCACCCTATAATATCTTCATCGAATCCACCTAATCTAATGTACGCTTCTCTTAGTATTGCAAAACAACCGCCAGACAAAACAATAGAAGCCCTAGTGTTCCAGTTGTTTTCAAAATGAAGATTCAAAAATAACTTAAAATTAGAGCTGTCTCTATCACTTAAGTCTATTATCTGATGGTATGGATTAACAACCTCATATTCCTCTAATTGACTCAACGTCTTATTGATCGCCTCAACATTCAATAGCACATCATTATCACCTACAAATACCTTTTTGTATGTAGCCGCCATTACGCCATTGTTTAAAACCTTTGATCTCTGAAACAATCCACTATCTTCAAAAAATACATGAACATCTACGTCTTCTATTTGACTACGAACAGATCCTTGTTCAGATACTACTATTTCTATTTCATTTTTGAAATTAAGTCTCAAATATTTGATCAAAGCCTTGAGATTTGTTTCCCTATACGATGAAGTGTTGGAGTGACATATTACATATGAAAATTTAGATTCAGAAATAACAGGGACTTGATCAATACCCTGTGAGTTCCAAAAAGTATTAGCTTCAATCATCGATGCATTCAATGGGCCTGCTTGAGGACACACTCTAGATTTCCAATTCAGATATTCCCTATTATCTTCGAAAGGATGTATACATTTTATAGAATCAGCCATGAAAAAATGATAACCATTTTTATAGGAATCCTGCATTAAATTAGCATCATCTCCAGCATAAACACCTAACACCTTATATCCACCAACACTGTTCCAAAACGCAGTTGATATGAATAGACATCCACCTGCAACGCCGCCACCACCATTAGGGCGGCAGAGCGTTTCGTTTCCAAACTTACCTACATATGGATACTTGTTCTCATAACAGTGCCCTAGTAAATGGCAATTATTCTGTTCTTGATTCAATGCGATTAATGATGGATTCAAATATATTTTTTTAGCCTCATCAAATGCCTCTAAACATCTACCTACAATATCAGCTTCATCCGCATCATATTGAATATCTGAATCTGCAGTTAGAAAGTAATCAGTGGATACAAATTCTTTAACCAATACATTTACTACATATGCTTTACCGTAGTTTTTAGAGAATCTCTTTATGTGGAAAATAGCCTTGGCTTCAACTGCAAGTCTACTTATTTCCCTTGTTATTTCATCCCATAGTTCATCGTTGGCTGAATATCCACCAAATACACAACTAAAAGAATACTCATTTTTTGTGTAGTATTTGAAGAATGACCTGACGCTGTTTAAATTTCTATCGAGTAGTTCTTTATTTGGAGTAAAGATCGGCTGAACATAACTAACGGTCATCAAAAAACCCTTTCAAATCGACTTTTGAATATTTAGCCGATTCGATCAGGAATCTTTTGTCTGCTTCATTTGCTGCTTCTAACCATGACTTATTATCTGTATTTTTACGCCAAGACATTCCTTCAAAGTGGGTGAAGTATTCGTCTTCGATGTTATGGTTTAAGACTCTACCACCAAACTTCATAACATCTTCGAGGAATGTAGATCCTACGTCATACTTTCTAATTTGATGGAATTCATTATGTGGTATGTTTTTATAGAATCCTTCTGATTTGGTATTTCGTATCCTAACCATATCAACAAATCTAATACTATTACTGTTTACAAATTCCAAGTCTATAAAGCAAAACCATGGGTGAACTCTTCTATGTAATAGGAATCCACCTCGGTCGCCTTCAACTCGACCTGCTAAATTAATAGCAGATCCAATGTAATTCGATAACACATTGCATATCGGTTTATTGAATACAACATCAGAGTCAACTAATAGCATGTATCTAGTATTAACTAATTGGAACGCAGCTTCAACACCTTTATAGTGTACTGAACCTCTATTCCGGATATAGGGTATTTTATTGCTTTCAAGAAAAGGAACACTCTCATTGTCAGTGGAGTGTTCCATGATGATACATTTTCGGGACACTTCTGAATTATGGAATTTCCATGATTTCAGAAGAGCCTCGATCTGAGCTGGTGTATTATAGTTACAACTCACCAGTGTAAGATCTAACATATTACCCCTTACTGAATACTTCCTTTAGTGTAATTGCATACCTCTTCAGATAATCAAATTTAAATGAAATTGCCTTTTCGTCCATTGTATATTGGTGTCCGTAATTATTCTTCTTATTGAAATCAGACAACCTATCTTTAAATTCTCTGAATCTATTAATTACATATTCTCGGTCAACGTATTTGAAGTGGAATAAGAATAATGGAGGTACTTGTTTTTCAATCACAACAGACTCATCCAATTTAGCCTTATCCTTAGGATCCACCGTAAACGTATGACATCCTGCACGATAAGTAGGAACTAGTTCACGGCTAAAAATACATCTCTTATTGAAAGTATCGTCAAATACGCATCTCTTCGAGTCGCTATTCATACTAAGCCCGCCATCGAATAGTTCTTCAAACGTGTCAGTTACGCATTGGACCCCTAGAACCCTAGGTAATACATAACCCTTCTTCATCGTGGCTAGATACTTAACTAATCTCTTTCGGTCGTCTGAATCTGAATCTTTTTTCAATGGAACTTCTAAGAATTCATCACAGTCAACTACAATATAGAAATCAGACTTATAATTCTTCCAAGCATGATTCTTAATATCTAGATAAACATCGTCTCTAATTTGACCGTTGGTGTCATATTCGACAACTTCAACTTTGACATTTTGATGAGTTAACCCATATTCATTACAAATCTTAACAGTATTATCTGTTGACTTATTATCATATACTACAATTTTGCTTACACCTAATCCAGAATAATGATCCAAGAAGTCTTTAATGATTTGTTCTTCGTTGTAGCAGACTGTTAGTACGGTTATTCGCATATCCGTATTATAGCGTCTTTATTATTTTGGGTCGTCTTTAGAGTCTTCGTCTTCAGATTTATCTGCTACAGGTGCGACTGGCTTTGGATCCTCTTTTGGAGGGTCAGCCTTGACTGGACCGGGATCTTCATCCTGCATCACTGTTTCAGGTCCACCCTTTTCAGCAAATCTACCAACTACATATGTACCCATTGCAGTGCCTAAGAATACGTCGGCCATGTGAATAATGGTTTCATTCAATGGAAGTCCAAAAAAGAATGAACTCAATAGTATAATTGAATAAACAAAACAAGCATATGTTGAAATTAGCCTCTTATTTGAAGGCGTTCCGTTCGGTTCGCTTAGTGATTTCTGTACAAATAGACCGAATCTCATAGCTATTATTTAGCTAATTCATAAATATTCAGAACTAGGGGTAACTAAAATGGGAACTTTAACACAACATTTCAACGTAGAAGAGCTATTACCAAAAGGTGTGACCGATACCAGTTTATTGGATGCTAAACTCCTTAAATTGATCGATGAAATCAGAGATCTTTTAAATGTGCCTTGCACCATTAACAATTATGCATCTGGCGGTACTCGTCAGTGGTGTGGATTGCGAACTCCAGCTTGTACTGAAGGGGCTGCTCATAGCCAGCATCGACTAGGATGTGCGGCAGATCTTCACCCCGAAGGATTAACCGCCGAGCAGGCCCGTGCAAAAGTCAAGGAAGCCGTCTCCCAGGGTAAGTTGGTTGATCTTGGAGGGGTTGAAAATTCAGTTTCATGGCTTCATGTCGATACTAGAGCTAGAATAAATGGACATGTTCAATGGTTTAATGCATAATATGACATGTGGAATATATTCAATAACTAATAAAATAACAAATAAAATATATATTGGGTGTTCAAAAAATATAGAATATAGATGGAAATCACATATCTCAAAAAATACAGGTAGTATTAGTCTTATCCATAAATCTATTAAAAAATATGGAATCAATTCTTTTGAATTCGCAGTATTATTAGAATGTTCATTTATTTGTTTCGATTACTGGGAACAATATTATATTAGTAAATTAAATACAATAAGACCTAACGGATACAATTTAACTGAAGGGGGGTCGTATAAAATTAAATACAGTAAAGAAACAATAGAAAAAATGAGAATTTCTCATCTCGGTAAAAATGCCTGGAATAAAGGACTGTCTCTACATTCATTAACAACCGAACATAAAAATAAAATATCGTCTACACTAAAAGGAACTAAGAAGAAACCAATGTCAGAAGAAACAAAACAAATAATACGAGAAAAAAGAAAAAATCAAATAATGAAACCAGTAAGCGAAGAAACTAGATTAAAACTATCTGAGGCTAATAAAGGTAAGATACCTTCAGCAGAAACTAAACAAAAAATGAAAGAATCTCAACGTAAAAGATTTGCATCTAAAGGAGGTGTTAAATGAAGAAGGAATTAACAGTTGGTGGATTTATAGGCGGTGGATTAATTTCACTCGTTGTATTGATAGTCGTATTATTCTTGTTTCAGGGGGTGGACAGTTGCTCGAATAACAATAAAGTCATTGATACTTTAGCTGCGAAAGCCCACACCGAACAAATGATGATGCGAGACACTATAATTAAATACGATACAATAAAACAAAAAGCTGAAATACTTTACAAAACTAAACACGATACTTTGTGGAAAATGAAACCTGATAGTATTGATACAGTTTTCAATAAGACATTCCCTCGCGATACCCTTGATAGTTCAGGGTACCTAGCTGGATATACTCAATTGAGAAAAGCTATTGATGCTAACAATAGAAGCATACGAGACTCTACAAAAGAAACTGCTTCAGTTGCCCAGGTTGCCGTTTGCACTACTACTGTCACTAAGATTGTTAATCAAATAGATACAGCTAAGACCCAAATAAAGTCATATAATGCGGGTTGGCAAACTATAGCAGCGGGTGTTCTTGTTGCTGCGTTGTCTCTATTTGTTGGATTCGCCGCTCGCTAATTCAGCGTCGATAATCAATCCATCGTATTTCATAATGAACTTTCTGGAATATCTCGTCTTGACGATATGTTCCATTAAGGCTTCATTTTCCAAGGAGAACTTTGTTCTCCTTTCTGTTCTAGTAACAAATTTACAAAAATCTAAGAAGTCTACGTTAAAGACTTTCTTACCGTTTATTGTTTCATCACCGATCATACTACTATTTTATCTAAAACTAAACTAAAACCTTAAAATTTCTACTCACATTTGATACTTTTCGATAGTCAATCATTTTTCTAGTGTTGGCTTGAGTTGGTGAGAATGCAGCTCTCCCGAAATCATGCGAAGTTATTAGTAGCGGTTCATTCCAACTTTTATATGTTACTTCGTTTATACCAAAGTATGCATAATACTTCTTATCAAATGGAGTGTATATCCTGAAATATCTATAATCAGAAATACTCTTACTGTGGATTTCTGTATTACCTCGCATGTAATCGAAACCACCAAACATAAAATCCATGTAATAATCTATGTACTCAAAAAGGTACGTCATCTTATTGGTTTGAGCCTTAGTGGTTGCTTTAATATTCTTCCTAATGTCAGTATGAACTACAATCTTATTATGATTGAGGAGTTCGCGACACAATGAAGAAACACCTTCAACTGGATGATAATATTCGAATGGCTTAGTATTAGCCAATTGATAAAGATGTAATAAGTTATACAGTCGGCTAGGGTCTAATTGGCTTTGGTTGGTATTCCATTGATTACACCCTATCTTCTTAATTATGTTTAAGTACAACTGATCAGAGAAAATATCTTTCATCAATTTTGTTATGTTCTTGTGTTCTTTATATTCTGCTATGAATTCTTCTTGAGTAAAAGTCTTCAATACGTTATCAACATAATCCATTTCAAGTTCAAAACTACTTCTATTCAATGGATATGATATATATTCATCATATGGGCTACTGAATTTAATCTTTTTAACAGGAGCCTTTATATAATTCTCTGTGACTAATTTAACTTCAATATTAGGAATGAAGTTTCTTATTTTAAGTAACTGCGCACTAGTCAAGAACAGCGCAGCATATGAATTGTCTTTGATTTCGTCAAAATAAAAACCACCATACTCGCCTGTAGTATAGTGGTCAACTCTCGTGATATTAGGTTTAGAGGCTAAGTACCTTGAATATAGACAAGCCTCTAAAGAATCACCTACTACATTTACTACATCTTCTGATATTTGCACCATCCGAATATTTAGTTGTCGTTTTTGACATTTTCTACTCGAAATGCGAAGACCAGAACAACTCCAAGTAGTTAACTGAGATGACGCCTTGAACTACGTCTATCAAACCTAGATTAGAATCGAAAAATAGTGTCACTGGAACATCATCAAAACTAACCTTTAACTTATCCCATATTTTCCTGTCATCGAATCCATTCTTAGCATCAATCATCAATATTCTTAGTCTATTTTCAAATTGACTGTTCTTATCAGCCCATTCGCTAATATTTGAAAGATTCTCGCTACAGGAGGAACATGGATCTGCAGAATATATGTTGGTTATTAGTATCAAAACCAAATCAGGTGAATTATTTAATAGTAATGTCGGATTAGTCTCAATTAACATATCCTTAATATCTGAAGATATTGTCTTATGAAAACCTTTTAATTCCCGATCCGCATAATCGACAATACCATCTAATATTTCAGGTGCTACATCATTTAAGTGTGAATCCGACATTTCAATCCTTAGTTAATCTTAAATCTCTTCAAGTTATCAAACGCTTCCTTATATTTACTTAGATACTCGGCTAGTTCAGGATTGGTATTTGCGATTGATGAGATGAATGGATCAACACCTTCGACCGATTCTGATTTTACGTTTAGTTGTTTCTTAGGTTCAGTAGTTTTATTTGGATTCATCCTACTTAATGCTACTGGATCAACAAGCGTTTGATATGATTTTTCTTTTTCATATGCATCTGGTGCAGTATTGTTTTCTACTTCACTAAGCTCGTCGTAAAAACCAGAGAATCCCTTTAATCTGGAATGAAGACTTCCATAATTATCATCCCGATCAGGAAATTCAGCATTCTCGTTAGCATCTAACATCGCTTTTAGTACTGGATTATCCTTCGTATTGGCTTCAACCAGCTGAGCTTCCAATATGTCAGATTGAACTTCCACCATCGTCCTGGCTACTTCATTGACTGAGGTATAATCAAGGATTGGTCCGGTAATGTCGCTAAGAATTTCAACTGGCTCTTGAATCTCTTCAGTTGAGTAAAGCTGTTCAAGAGGTACAGACGCCTTGAGAGGCTCCTGCGGGGTAGCCTTCTTCTTAGGAGTTGCTGTTTTCTTCTTAGTCGCCGCTACCTTTTTAGGCTGAACGATAGTCTTCTTCTTCATTTTATCTTCCCTTTTATGTATTGTATCGAAATCAGTTACTCTTCAATGTCATAATAATTTCGGCAAACATCGAAGCTATATTTATTTCCTGGTCGATTACCGTATTATGGGGAACCATATGTTTCCTAATTGAGCATACAACTCTCATCTGCTTAATTGGATCTGAAATCTTATTAATCAAATCGCTCATTAGTGCAGTGAAAATATCATTCTCAGGTGGCATTGAATTGTAGATATTTCTAGAACCTACGAAATCACCGGCAACTAGAAGCTCTTGAAGTCTAGAATACTTATCGAATGTAGCGTTATTAGAGAAGTCTGTTCCTATGATTTCTCCATGGCGGAGATAGCAGCTATATAGCCGAGTCATCATCTTCCTGGCGTCTGGGAAGTATGTGATGATTAGAGATTGTAGAGTCTTTACATCAAACTTGATATTCTCTCTGGTGCAGATGTCAATCAAACGACTGTACATCTTCTTCTTCATCTCTTGTATCTCTTCAGGATTCTGAAGCGAGAAATCTATAACTTCAATACGAGAGTCAGAATATTCTGAGAAATTCATCAAGCTGTTGGCCGTCATGATGAATCTAACTGATTGATTCAATAGTTCAATCGAAGACAGTAGCGGGTCTAAGAATGTCTTAGCGTTAGACTTATCGGTTTCATCCAATATTACAATCTTCGGAGCCTTGGAATATCCATTGAATGAACCCCATTCAATAATCTCCTGCTTGATTGTCTCTTTGTTACCATCCTGCGACGAGTTAATCAGCTTATACTTAGTTCCATATCTACGAACTAACTCTTTAGCCAATACTGTGGCGGTGGTGGTCTTCATCAACCCTGCACCGGATGAATGGAACATCATATTTGGGAACTGCATTGGATTTTCAAGAGACTTCCTGAAGAAAGTCAATAATCTTTCAGGTAGAATCAAGTCATCAATAGTTTCTGCACGGTATTTTTCGCACCAGATGGTATTGGGTAGATCACTCATTATTAAATCCTCGACGGACAGGATGCGTTGAAGTTAACCTTGACATTTCCATTCAAATATTCACCAGTGAAGGCTAATATTCCTCGGCCTTCAGCGCCGAACACGTAAATCCGAGCGTCGATTGCTGCAGATCTTAGAATATGGAAGAATGCGTATGGGAATTTGGTTTCCGATGTGATATTGGCAGTGTCAAAGTTCAAAACCTCATCAGGTTCTAGATCGTATGTGTATTCACAGATCTTATCAGACTCTGAAGTGAAATTGATGACAACGCCATTTGAATTCTTAGAGAATGATAGAATTTCAGACTTGAATTTCGATGCTTTCTCGTAAATAGCCTGAATAGTTTCCTTCGAGAGGTCGAAAGCCAACATTTTAGGCAGATCTTCGTCTGCTACCATCGCTGAAATGTCAGCGTACTCGTCAAATCCATATCTAGCTGCGTATCTATCCTTGCTACTTAGTCGATGATAGATATTTGACTTACCCTGTTTGATCAAAACAGAGTCTGTTCCTCTATAGACTTGCCTACTCAGAGCTACATCGCTCTTAGGATAGTCCTGGATCTTCAGTGCGTTGAGGAATTCCTTGATATTGTGGAATGTAATATCCTTTTCCTCAAAGGAAAAAGCATAATCATCTAATTCCATGTTCATAATTATAGTGCCGATGCTCTCATCGCACTTACGTGAAGCTATTTTCCCATTCTCTCTAACAAAATGCCATGTTTGTCCCATCGCAGTGGTTGACAAACTAGCCATTAGATTAAAGAAAACAGGTGAAATCGACAGTTTAGTCTTATCACCCATTACAAATTACCCCTTTTTCGAGTCTGTGGATCCAAATCCACCAGTTCGTTCTCCACCTACAGTATCTTCATCATCGTCGGAGATTAGATACTTCATGAAAATACCCTGAGCGATTGCATCTCCGGCCTTGATTACAATTGGTTCATCATATGGGTTTCTGATTTTGATGAAGATCTCCTTCAAATAATCAGAATCTATGATGCCTGTTGAATTAGCAAGCCTTGCGCTATACTTAAACCCATGTCCACTGCGGACAAAGATAGAAAAGTATTCATCGTCTAGCATATAGGCGATGACACCAGTTGAAATCTTACCTGAAGTCTTATTAGGTGGTAGAATTATGTCTACACCTGTGTTATTGTATAGATCATATCCTGCAGATTTTCTAGTTGAACGCCGGGGCTTCTTAAATCCCTCAGTATTCGCAACTTCACTATCAAAAGCCTTATAAAATCCTCTAATTCTTGGCTTACCTGCCAACTTGGAGGGTTCGATTTCAAGTTCAAGGTCGAGCTGCTGTGTCGTTTCGGTCATGTCTGTATTGTAGCAATGAAAAACGGAGGTGGCTGTCTGCCACCTCCGTAGAGTCTACTGAGTCTATGCTGTCTAAACTTAGGCTGTTGCTCGCGCCCGAATGTCTTCGAATCGAGGATGAACCAAGATCTCTCCGTTTTCGAAGATGACCTCCATCTCGTCCTTGGCGAAGTCGTAGTCTGCGTCCAGGGCTGTGACAGTCCTGAAGCCGTCGCCGTCCTTGACCAGCTTCATATTGCCCTTCTTCGAGGTCTTGAAGCTGAAGACAAGCTCGCCGTTCTCATTGATCTCGACCGGAGTCTTGTCGATGTATCGAATCTCTCCGTCAACATCAACTTCGCAGCACTTGATTGCGAAATTGAAATCGTCTCGGTTGAAATCCTGGATCAACTTTCCACCCGATCCAAATCCGATGTTGTCCGCCGACCATCCTGCATTCTTCAAAGTTTCAAGGATGTGTGCAATGCTGGTACGCGAAACACCGTCACCCTGAATAACCCGAATATAGTCAGGGAGAACCTTGTAACCCTTAGCGTTCACAGTATATCCGAAGATCGAACCGATCTTCTCGATGACTGCGAGGTCAGTGCGAGCCGGATCTCCCGAGTCAGGTCGAATCACAAGGCGACCCTTGCGAGTTTCGATCTTATGCTTGAGGGTTCCCCACTTGTCGATGGCTTCCAGGATGTGGAACGAATCCGAAACGCAAGCGACGATTCCCTCAGGGTAGGTGTCGAGCATGTTTTCGAATGCCTTGACCTCGTCAACCTTACCCCAGCTGGTGATTGTGCTGTGTTCGCTGGCCGGAACCGAGAAACCAATCATCTCTTCGGTGTTGTATACGTCCTGAGCCAGGAAGATACCTGCGACGGTATCGGTACCCATGAACGAAAGCAGGTGAGCCGATCCACCAAGGGCTGCAGTTTCCTCCGACGAAACACCACGGTATCCGAAGTCGTGACACTTGAACCAAATGTCTCCAGGAGTTCCGGTTTCTTCGAGATACTGAAGGATAGTCTTCCGAATCTCAGCCGAGTTGGTAGCCACTGTGCTGGTATACCAAACCTTCATGAGAAGAGTCTCGATGAAATTGGTAAGCCACCAGCACTTGTCGTCGGTGTTCTCGATAATCATGAGAACATTGTGATTTCCGACCTTAGTTCCTTCCTTCACCGCACGAATCCGAACAGGCAGCTTGCCTCCGTGATTCTCAACGATGTAGTCCCAATGCTCGCGCTTGAATACATTGTATCCGAAGTGAGCATTCCAGAACTTCTCGGCCTTATCGACATCAGTCTTGGTGATGACGACTCCGGCAAGGTACTTCTTCAGGTAGTAGTAAATACCATACCACAGAATATAATCTGCGATCTTGCTGCCACGGGCGACCATATGCGAAGTAACTCGGCGAGTCTTCTTCGGATACTGTTCAGCGTGGCTAGCCTTATACGAGTCAGTTGCAACCGCAATGCTCATTCCAAACATCTTCCAAGTATTAAACATTTTCAGTGCTCCCTGTTTTTAGTTTACGTGCAGTCTCCGAGTCTCCGGATGCCTCTAGCTGTCTAATTTCCGACGAAGAAACTTGACAGTCAAAATCTTCATGAAATACGTGCTTAGTCTTGATTTTGCTTTTCGCGATTGGAATTTGCCGTCCAAATACATGAAAAGTAACATCGTTAAAAGCCAAATTGAAAATCCTAGAAGTGTATCTTTCAATTACATCAGCTATTGTGTTGCAGTGTCCAACCATATCAGAATCTTCAATCTGATTATAGATGAAAGTTTCTTCATTGTACGAAAAATCAAGTTTCTTATAGCAGTCCAATAGTCGATTGAAAGTGTCAACTCCCATCGCTAAGTCTACTGGCAACCCTGTTCTATTCTTAAGATACTGAAGATTATCGAAAAAGTAACCATTTTCGAAGATGGCTACCACAAAACCTTCCTGGTTGATGTCTGCGATACGCTTGATGAACGAATCACTATCAAGCTGACCCTTCTCATAGGTGTTTTTCGAGATGGCTAAGATTACTAGATTTTCCTCGCCTATCACCTT